CTTTCGCCCCCGCCATGAGATTTCTTCATGTATGCGGTATTTTAATCGTATCAGAGGATCTCTGGATGTACCTGTTGCTGATGGAGGGTTTATGACTTCATGGGGTCATACATCAGGATCATGGAGCGGAGAAGTTATTCGCCGTTCTTATGTCCTGACTAAAGATCTTTATGAGCCATATGGTGTCGGAGTTTGGCACTATAAGCCATTCCATTCTACGAAACTTCACATAGATGGTGGAACGGTTCCTTGGGTGACAAATCGCAGCTGTCCACATTTGTACAGCGGCGTATTAGATCACTGGGGCGCCATTAATGAAAATCCACCTGATCCCGAGGGTGTTATTACACCTAAAGAGAGTGACGGCGAATGTTGGGCGCGGTTGGGGGGTCGAGTTGATTCTCGCCTTCCAAGCCTAAAGCCCGATATCGATTTATTCGTCTTTATTGCAGAGCTCAAAGATATTAAAGAGCTTGCAAATTTAATCACTCTAAAAGGAAAAGGCATCTTGGGGAAGGCTGCAAATGCAGATTTAGCTATACATTTCGGCCTGCTTCCCTTATTAGGGGAGCTTAAAGGGCTGTGCGGGCAAGTACTCTCAGTTTTTGAGAGGATTAAAGCGCTTGAAAAAGGCGCCGGAAAGGTGCATGATTTTAGCACCAATCTCACCCGTAGCAGTAGTAGCGGAGATTGGGAATTGAGGGAAGTCTTATGGGACAGAAACCTTTGTGGTTATTCTGATCCTTGTCCCCCGAATAATTTATATCCGGGGTATTACATAAGATGGACCGAAGAAACTCGGTTTTCGGCAACGGTGAAGTACAGGTACGAGTTCCCACCCAAGTTATTTGGGGACGAAATTGCGCAATTTACTCGGGCACTCGGTGTGTTCCCTGATCATACATCATTATGGGAATTAATACCGTTTAGTTTCGTCGTCGACTGGTTTTTAAATACCGGAAGACTTTTTGACGGACTTATGCTCGACGAGACCGGTTACGACGTCAAGACTGAGATAATTGATGTCTGTGTAGTGAAACATTGCACAGAATATCTTCAGTCTTGCTTTGTCAGGCCATGCTTAGGTATGGCTCTACCAGGTCCCTGCGCGTCCCATCGATCAATTGTAACTGATCGGTGGGTGGGGAATGAAGCTCTTGACTTAATCGCCGGCCCCTGGTTAAAATTGCCAGGGTTCACGCAGTTGCACTTAGGTGCTGCGCTCATCAAACAAGTGTTCTTTTGATGGCGTATAGCTCTTACTCTATTGAACACATGCAACATTAGGAGGACCACTATGGCTACCACTACAACATTGACTGTCGACTCTGCAACCAGAAATTACGAACCAAGATGGCACGAGAAGTACCACACTGAGCTCGAACGTGGGAATTCATCCGTTGAGGTTTGCGAACTATCAGATGGCGATTCGATTATTCGACGCCAACATGACGTTATCGCAAAAGGTGCAGTAGAGAAGCATTTTGAGAGCGCTGAGGACATCTGGACAGATGCCAACGGCGAAAAACGACTCGTGAAAATTAATATCACGGTCACTCTCGATGTCGATTCACCCGAAGCACGCACACGTGCCGATAATTTATTTAACGGCTATGTTGCGGCTTTCGATGCAAATCGCATTTCAGCTCTCTTGAACGGCAGTCTCAATCGTTAGGTGTCTCATAGTGGGGGAATCCTTAAACTTATGAAAATAAGCAAGGATCAAAAGCCTAATCCAGCTAGAGATGGCGGGGCTCTGCCCCGTCTCTCGAACAGTGAATTAAATACACTGCTGGACCTCCAGATCGCACTAATGCGCGATGTTTCTGAAGCGATCAAGTATGATTGTACCAGAGATATTGCGACTATAACCTACCGGGTCAGACATGAAGGTTTCTCCTTTTTGTCTAAGACCTTATGCAAGTTTGGCGATGCTATCTTTGATGCATTGCAAACCAACATCTTTTGTTCTACTATCTTTAAAGCCCGACGCATTAAAAATAAGCGGACGGGTCGGATAGAGAAATTAGCTCTCCCAAGTTTTCTATTTGGGTTCACGAGTCAGGTCTTCGACGCGAAATCAGGAGTAAAACTTCCTGACTGTAACGTTGACGCCATTCGGTCTCTGAGGCAAATTCTCTACTTTCTTAAAAAGTATGAAATTCCGCTCACAGATGCCGAATATGATGACGCGTTAAAAGAGTTAATAGATGTGGATTCACTCCTCCCCGCTGAGAGTAGTTACTACTTACTCAGCCAGCCAAATTTGCATGATGTTGATTATGCAGTATTGGATCTAGCATTACAACTCAATGATGAGCTGCTTAAAGATATGGACACGTGCGATATAATTCCAAAGCACGGTCCGGGAGCGGTTCAGGAGGGCATCCGTCAAGATGAAAAATTCAGATTTCCATCGTGGAGTCGAGTTCTTGATTGGTATTATCCCCAAACTCTCTATACTAATGCTTCTCTTAGGCAAACTCTTTTTGAAGATGAGAGTAGCCTTCGGAGCATTACGGGCCCTAATTATTACGATTATGGGCTCAGAGTTACAGAGACAGTTGAGGATTCGATCGACGCGGCGGAATTCAAGGCAAGAACAGCAAGAGTCCATGCAGTCCCAAAAGATTCAAGAGGACCAAGGGTGATTTTTATAGAACCCACAGGAAATCAGTGGATCCAGGGCGGTCTCGCCCGAGCGCTGCAGGACCATTTGGAGAAGCATCCCTTTACGAAGGGACATATTAACTTCTCGGATCAGAGCGTCAATAGAGAATTGGCGCTTCTATCCTCCATTAGTGGCGAGAATGCCACTGTTGATTGGAGTAAGGCTTCTGATAGAATTAGCCGAGCTCTGGTCAAAGCTGTTTTGCCTGACACGAAATATCGTGCCTTCCAATGTTGTTCATCGCTTTTCTTAGACCTTAAATGGTCGACAGGAGTACACTCATACATAAAGCAAAGAAAATTTGCGAGTATGGGTAATGGGATCTGCTTTCCTATTGAAAGCTTAATATTTTGGTCCCTTAGTGTCGCATCACTTGTCATTAGGTGCGGCATGAAGCCACGTGAAGCGATGAACTGTGTTTATGTCTATGGCGATGATCTTATTATTCCTGCTATTCATACCAGCAGGGTGGTAGGGCAATTGTCAAAATATGGGCTAAAGCACAACGAGTCAAAGACCTTGTGTGAAGGTCTTTTTCGCGAAAGCTGTGGTTTAGATGCCTATGGTGGAGTAGAAATAACTCCACTTAGGTTGAAAACTCGCATGCCTAGCGGGATGAAGGATGTAGATGGTCTAACCGGTTGGCTGGATTTCTTTCACCTCTGCGTTGAGCGGGGGTTTGGAGAAACGGCGTCCATACTTCTTCGAGTACTCGAGAAGGTTACTGGTACGCTGCCAGTTACACCATATAAGGTTGGCCTCTTATCAATGGTCTCAGAAGACCTGTACGACCTCTATATTAATGAGATAGAGGTTCCGCGCCAAAAAGTAAAATGGCGTGGCAGCGGATTTGAGGTTATTGAGCAGATGCCCTTTTTACAGGGAGAAGTCGTGTTTGGCTGGGGTCTTCAATCAAGAAGATACAGTCCAA